TGCAGGGGACGCCATATAGCAGTTCGCCACCCTCCTTACCCGTTCGCAAAACTCCCTTATATTCAGGCATCCGCTTACTTATGCGTTCGCTGTCGTTCGCCATAGTTCGTTGACAGCCAGTTAATTGCCTGGGTAAATTCTGGGTAAATCAATTTTACCCATCCGGATTTTACCCAATGCTCACCATCAAGCAGATTGACGCTGCTAAACCCAAAGAAAAACCCTATCGCGTGGCAGACGGTAACGGTCTCTTCCTTTATGTGCCAGCATCGGGGAAAAAGGTCTGGCAGGTGCGCTATCAGTTCGACGGCAAAGAGAAAGTACACACCATCGGCAAGTATCCGGAAATTGGGCCGGCCGATGCGAGAAACATGGCATTTGAGCTGAAGCGTGATTTGGCGATCGGAGTGAACCCGGGAATAAAGAAGAAGCATAAAGAAAAAGAACCGGACTCGTTCGCTACGATCTTTGAGGAGTGGTACAAGCACAAGCGCCAGGTGTGGTCGGATAACTACGCCACAGAGCTGATGCGCATGTTTGAGGCTGACATCCTTCCCTATCTGGGAAAGCTGCAGATGGATGAGATAGAGCCGATGACACTGCTCAAGGTTCTGCGCAGGTTTGAAGAGCGTGGAGCTATGGAGCGAGCCAATAAAGCCCGCCGGCGCTGCGGAGAGGTATTCAGGTATGCGGTGGTTACCGGCAGGGCTAAGTATAACCCGGCGCCTGACCTGGCTGATGCAATGAAGGGATACAGAAAGCAGAACTATCCTTTTCTTCCGGCCGAGCAGATACCGGCGTTTAATGCCGCACTGGCAACCTACTCCGGCAGTGTTATCTCCCGGGTTGCCACTCAGGTTCTGCAGTACACTGCTATGCGCACAAAGGAAATGCGTAGCATGCAATGGGCAGACATCGATTTTGAAAACGAGATGATCACCATTGCGGCTGAGGTGATGAAGAACCGCAAGGTTCACGTAGTACCCATGTCCCGCCAGGTGAAAGAGCTGCTGACATTCCTGAAGCCAATCACCTCTATGTCAGCCTTCGTTTTCCCCGGGCGCAATGACAAATCCAAGTCAATCAGTGACGCTGCCGTGCTGCTGGTTATACGCCAGATAGGTTATGAAGGGCTGGCGAGCGGCCATGGCTTCCGGCACCAGTTCAGTACAGTGCTCAATGAACATGGCTGGCCGCACGACGCTATCGAGCGGCAGCTGGCGCACGTTGACCGGAACAACATTCGCGGCATTTACAACCATGCTCAGTACCTCGACAAGCGCCGGGAAATGATGCAGTGGTGGGCTGACTACATCGATGGTGTGTGATGTTAAATGCTACCCTGAGCAAAAGAACCGCTCTCTCTTGCAGAAGTGAGCTTTTTGAAAATTATGAGGCATAGGAATTTTCGATTTTTCACTTATCAATGAAATCAGAAAAAGCGCGGATGGAATTTTCTACAAAATAGCTATACTCACTTTAAGAAAATTTTTCTGAAAGATTCTTGTAGTTTGTGATGATTCGAAAATTTCATCATAAAGTTCCTGTTCAGGGTGCCGTTATACTTGGTATAAAATGTTCATCTGAATGGTACTTCTTGGCGTGATTCGATCGCTCGGCTTTTAGCAATTAGTGCCTATCTGTTCATAAAAGATACAGCACAGATTGTAAATCGTGTTGATCGACCACACATAAGGAGTATGATTGATGTCCCATGATTTCCGAGATGCTGTAAAGTTGTCTGGAGTTGAAGCTTCTCTAGAAGAAAAGCACCTCTACAACGTGCAGCTGGCAGTTAAAGCAACAATCGATTTCGTAGTGACGAGTTTTGAACAGCTTGGCATTGACAAGTTTCATGAGCTGGTCGACCCCTCTCTTGGCGAAATCGAAGAAATTATTACAATGCTTGATACTGAAGCGAAGCGCATCGGACAAGTAAACCTGCAGCAAATTTTGCTGGGTGCACAAATCATGATTAACGATATCAAGCAAAAGAATCCCGAGCTTTGCGCACAAGGCGCGAAGTTCCTGAAAAACGCACAAATATTCAGTTCGTTCACCACGAGCACTGAGGAGAATCCAGATGACTGATCGCCAAAAATCTATCCAGACTATGATCAAGCTAGCAAGCCGCTTAAATGCTATCGTTGCAGAGATGCAAACGCGTAAAGATATCATGCTGGCAGAACAAGCGCGCAAAGCTGCTTAATCTGCAGAAAAGCCTAGCCTAAGCAGCTGGGCTTTTTTATGTCCTCAAAACTAAATCAATCAGTCATACGACTCTCATCGTAAACGTGCCTTACCTCGCACGTCACCTTCCCCAGCACGATGACATCATTCAGCGGCTCACCTTCTATCACCTCACCCTCTTCTGTCACCAAGCTGTTGCGGTACATCTTTCCCAGCCCTGAATAGCCGTTCCACTGATATGCGATTCGGTTGCCTGGCTTTATCTTTGCAGCTGAGTCAACCAACAGGAAGCCGTCCGGGATATCAACGCGGAACGTTGTGGCCGGGTTGGGGATGAATACAGAGTTAAGACTGAGCCGTGGCTCTATGTAGTCCTGCGCCGGTGAAGGGAATCCCATCAGAGGCCACCGTTAGGGTTGAACCGGAACCACGTCATGTTCTCGCCCTCCTGCGTTGAGGCGTCGCGGAAGGTCACCGTGTGGCTACGTATCCAGTCGTTGGCTTGCTTGAGCGTGAAGAGCCAGTTAACGCGCTCCAGCTCCTCTACGAAATCGGCAGTGGTAACGGTGCTGCGGCCTGATGGCTCGCGCTTGATGGAACTGATGAATGCTTCTTTAATCTGATACTCGCGTGGCATGGTCAAATCCTCCTATGATAACAACTGTATATAGATACAGTAGTATCGATCGGTGGATCTGATCAAGATGCGACAGGCGTATCTTTTGCGAACCTGTTGGCTGGTATGGATATTTATTTGCTGCGGCCGGCGTGAATGGTTACTGTTTAGGCTCCCACCCCGTAGCCTGCTCAGATCGGCACGGCACTGGATTGCCCCGACGCCGGGGCTTTTTTATGTCTGATTTTCTTGGCGCTTTCATAACGGATTCTTGCCATTGACTTAACTATGTGTAGGATCCATATCAGTTTAATCCTAACCCCTAAGCTAGGGATGGCAAGATAGAGGAAGTTATGCTTATTTCATGGCAACATACTGCATGGGCTTTTTTTGCAATAATACTCGCTGGATTTATCTTCAGTTCTCGTGCTTTTTCTTTTATGGATAAAGACGCATCTCCACACCGCTTAAAGAGAATGGATGGCCTGCGTTATATTCTAGCAGCACTTGTAGCGATGCATCACTATGTATTTAGCCATCAGCAAATTATTCTCGGCACATGGGGAATTGATGGATACCCTATAGAATATTTTTATGGGAAATTCGCTGTCTCCATATTCTTTATGATTTCTGGCTATCTATTTATCTCAGTATGCGAAAAAGAAACTGACTGGATAAAGTTGTACGTTAACCGTTTTTTCAGAATCGTGCCTATGGCAACCGTATCATCAATACTATGCATATGTATTGCGGCGCTTCTTCAACTAAATGCTGGCAGATTTGTTTTTTCAGACAACATATTATACTGGTTCGATGGTGGGATTATTAACATTAGACCAGACTTATTTGGTTATAAAAATTCATTCCTGCTAAGCGGTGGTGTTACATGGTCATTAGTATGGGAATGGGCATTATACTTTTCCCTTCCATTTATTTACTTCCTGAACTTTAGGAAAAATACAGTAGTTCTTCTGCTTTCAATAATTTTTCTCAGCTACTATGTGATTAGTAAGTATGAGTATCGTAGCGCTCTTTATATCGCCACCTTTGCCATCGGAGCCCTGTGTCGTAAATTAACAAGCACCCAAGATGAGCGCAAAAAGCATGAGGTTTTATTTGCATGGCTATCGCTACCATTGTTCATACTTTGCTTCGTTTTTGGCTATAAGGAAAACCCTATAACGCTAAGCATAACAGTGGTTTATGGAATTTTCTTTTATTCTATATGTTGCGGTGGAAAGATCATTGGTTCTCTAGAAGTCAAAGGGTTTGTGAGACTAGGAGATGCTAGCTTTAGCATTTATTTATTGCACTCTACGCTATGGTTTCTCATGAACAAGTTCGCTAATCACTTTAACTTGACCGATGAGACTTTAACATATTATTTATTATCCACAACTTCGTGGATTTTGATATGCGGATTGTCTTGCATGACATACCACTACATTGAATTACCATTCATAAAAATAGGGAAAAGGATTGTAAGAAAGTAAGGCCTGTTCAGGCCTTAAATGATTAAGGTTTCGCCGGCCAATCGATGTCAGGCGCACTAAAAACATCAACCCGGTTGAGCAGTACTCTGTATTTTTTCCATGCGGAGAGCTGCTCAAGCTCAGAATCGGTAGCCATTTCCAAGTCAAAGGCATCCTGAAGTGGAGCTATAACTGCAGATGCCTCGCCTATCAGGATGCTTTTTTTACTGGTGGCTACCATTACGTTTTCCTCGGCTGATAGAGGAGGAATATCAACCCATGCCGGTTCACCCTTGATAATGCCTCTCACCTTTCCATCAGGTGGAGAAGATATGTATGTCTGGAATATATCCTGATTAACTTCAACTGCATCTTCAGGCCATGTATTTGATGCATCATAGGCATCTTGTAATTCACCATCGTAAAATGCATTTTGGGAGGGGGAAAAGAAATATGACATTTTAGCCTCAATATCCTATTGCAATAAATTTGGCAGACTCAGCTGCAGCGGCAGCGTTGCTTAACCTGCTAGCGCATATCGCACTAAATCCTGAAACTGTCAGTGTGGACACTCCCCATACATTCACGCCTGTATAGGGCGTAGACCCGTTAGCAGATGTTGTCTCAGTCAATGAAACAGTTAGACAAGCGTTGGGGAAAACAACTGGAAATGTTGCCGTAGCAATGCCTGTAGATGCGTTGCTACCTCCGGTACCGCCCCATTGAATAATTAAACCACCGGGTAGCTTTTGATACCCATTGTCAGAAAGCAAGGTAGAAAAATAGCCCATGTCCGGAACCTGGTTGGCTCCTGATCCAATGTTCCTGCTGGCTGCTGTACCCAGACCGAGCTTTGACGCGCCGTTCTTAGCCGTAATTGATAGCGTCCACTGCGAAGCCGGCGGCTTGTTGCCGATGTTGTTATCACTCAGTGAAAGGTAAATTTCACCACCATAAGAGCAGGTAGATCCAACGTAATACTCTTGTTGTGCATCCCACTCTGGTACACCCATCTGGTGCTGGTAAGAAATGAGCTGGCTGAGCGTATAGAAAGCGGCGTTAAAATCCTCTAATGATGGATTTTCAGAGGGGCCGACTGTTCCCCAACCGCGTAGAAATGCACTAGTAACCTGTGACGTCAGATCGTCAGCCTGCGCTGTACCTCCAAAGACAGTTCGCTCCAATCCCTGAGCATTAGAGCCGAAAGCGGGCAGGTTTCCTGCGTATCGTGCAATCTTAGACATGAATTTTCCTCGAAAAAAAACCGCCCTGGTAGGCGGCGTTAAATTTGCTTGCAAACCCTCTGGCTGAGGGGTTTCTTGAGAACCCAAAAGTCTGCCCAGGCGTAACCTGATAGTAATAGTCATATCTGACGCCGGCAGGCTTAGGCAAAAGCCCCATCTTTACGATCAGGCGCAATTCATCCAGGGATATCTGAGGGGATATGTTCAGAGCCAGCGTCATATCCTTGCGGTCTGTGACGTATGCTTCTCCATTAAAAGCAGCCTGAATCACTTCCTGCAGGCTGACTCTTTCATCAGAAGCTATGGTTCCGGACGTAGCATTTTTGGCGATCTTAACTTTAAGGAAACGTCGGTATTCATTATCACCCAGCTGATAATCACCATAAGCCGGCGAAAATTTACTGTAGAACGGTGCCCCCACATAACCGGGCTTTGATTTGCTTTTAAAGCCAGCTGAGTTTTCATGCCCCTTAAATCCAAAGAACACCTTTGCGATCACTGCCGGAGCGCTTCGTGATAACCCTACAATGCGGCCGATAACGTCCAGTCTGTAGCCGGTAGCCTTATCAATATCGAAGTTATCAGGGTTGCGGATGAAGTCGGCAATAATCTGCCACTGCTTCATCATGGCCTGAATTTCAGCTTTGGCTTTCGGCTTCTCCCAGTACTGTTTGATAAGCATCAGCGTATAGCGGTTGATGATGTCGTTATTCATCAGGTCACCTCGGTGATGTCGATATCACCGGTGCTTAAGGTAAACTTGCCCTGAAAGCCCGGAGAAAGTTCTGCATCGGTATACGTGCTGCCGTCATCACTTATCATGAGGTCGGTCAGGATGTAGTTCACGCGGCTTGTGCTGTAGCCTTCAGCGTAGAATTCGTTTGCGTCGATGCTCTCACCAATGTGCAGTTCGCGGGATGCCAGAGCCTCTTTCAGTGAATCCTGGTCAACCGGGTCATTGGTGGTTTTCCGCCTGGCTGTGAGCCTGATGTGTAGAGGCTTATAAACGGGGCGATCGAACTGCAGGTCATGGGCTATCTGAAGGATGGAACCATCTGGGCGAACCAGAGACTCGACATAACGCCCGGTGATGCTGCCTTTAGTTCCTGTGCCGCCGCCCTTCTGCTTAACCATGACCTCCACGATTTCAGACACGGCGCCGCCCTCAACTACCAGCCATATTGAGTTGGCTGGAATACCAGCATCCGGATCATCAAATTTGGTGTCGTTTTCATCGATATTGAGGTCTGTTACACCGGCAAGTTGTGCCACTTTTGCGAAAATGGCCCCGGTGCTGCCAGTGGCCGGATTTTCAAGTGACCGGTTACGGCGCTGGCGAAACTGCTCGGGCGTCTCTTCATCCCTTCCCACGACAACAGCGGTGTCAGAGATAATGCTCAAAATACCCAGCTCAGGCGTTAGCTGCGTGAAGGTATCTGATACCAGCCCGGTGACCTTGCCAAAGTTTTGCGCAAAGAACGTAACTGTCGTTGTGCCGGCAGGGACTGTGATGTCCTGGCGAACAAACCAGACCTGGTTAGCCTGGTCACGGATTTTGTAACCACTGTACAGAAGCACTGGCCTGTCAGTTGTAACCTTCAGGTCGCGCTGAGAGCGGGAGCCAGGGCGAAGATAAAGCCCGTGAAGCTTAGCAATGATCTGCTGCATGTCACCTGTGTTGAAATCCGGGTCCATCTGCGAGTAAAGCCACTGCAGCGCAGCCTCTATATCAGTACGGGCCTGTGCCTCAATGGAGACTCGCTGCCCGTCAGGTGATTCCTGATCAAGGTCGATATCCTGACCGTAAATTGCCTTATAGCCGTCGCTCAGGCTCTGGAATAAATCCCTGAATGTATCTATCTGCAGGCCGTTATTATCAAACTGTAGTGCCATCTTTCTGCGCTCCGCTCACAGGGAAAAGTAACGTCTGCTCGTCGAATACAGTCTGCATCCGAAGCTCTATTGCCTGCTTTCTGGTTGTTTTATTAACGGTCATCGACAGCTCAATGATTCTCATGACCCCATCAGTAGCCAGAACGACGCGCTCTATCTCTCTCAGTATTTGCTGCTCTGTATTCTTTTCAGAAAGGAGGTAAAGCCAATCGATGTTGTCATCCATATTCAATGGATTGTCATTTTTGAATGACCGGATGCGGCACATAACCTTTTGCGCAATGGCCTTTCCGCCAGTTATGTAATTGCTACGGCCGCGGCCAAACGTCCAGTCCTTATCTTCATCAAGCACTGATAGGATCATGAGATACCCGTGATTATGCCGTTGGTTACAGTGATGGTTTTCCCATCGTCGCTTCTGAATGAGCCTGTCACACCGCGCTTGCCGGCGGTCTCCAGAGAGCCATACTTCAGGCTGCCTTCAACAACGCACTCTTCCATCGTGGAGATGCCTTCGGACTGCTGAAAGTCCCCAGTGAGAAACATCGATCCAGCGTGGTCACTATCTCCCTGTATCAGGCGCCGGGCCGCAGGTATAGCGATAGCGGATGACTGTGGATTAATGCCGCACAGGGCGAAGCCATCCGAGTAATCGTGCATGCGCATTTCAAGGGGAGGAACAAAGTCGCTACCTGCATACCAGGCGTCATAACATCGTTCAGATATGAGAACGAGGCAGTAATCCCCCGCAGCTATGGGCTCTGCGATATAACTGCCGCCGCCCTGAATTATTACGGGAGGAACTTCAATAAACTCAGGCAGAGATATTGCCTGCTCTTTTACAACCCGGCTTATTACAGGCCGGCAGCTAATCGTCCTTTCATTTACAGCCGTTATTTTTGCAACGACAATGGTGTGAACATCGGCCAGCGCAAATCCGACCCCTAACTCTATGGTGTCGTGCAATTCTTCAATCATAATTTTCTCGGGAGTAGACGTGAAAAAAATTATTTTTATGACCAGCTTACTTTTATCCGCTAATTCTTTCGCTGGGCCGCTTGCAGATATGGCAAAAGCGAACTTTGAAAGTGAAATGCTTCAAGCTATTGAGGCTACCAATGCAAATCAGAAAAAAATAAATGATGCTATGTCGCAAATGCCAGCAATGGAAAAGCAGATGAGATCGTTTGTGAGGCAAGGTTTGAAAGATAAAAAATCATGCTTAAAAATAAAGCGTGATTTCATTAAGGAGCAAAAAGAACTAATAGCCAGTGAAAACCATCCTAGCAAAGAGCTTGTTGAATCATTTCTCTCAGCTGGCGGTGACTATGTCGCCACTGTTTGCCTAGACATGAAATAATCACTTCAAAACCTTGTAGTTGCCGGCAGGCCTTGCTGTAACCTTTTGCAGCCAGGAATTGCCGGTATACTGCCCGCTGGTTTCAATCTGATAGATTTTATACACGCCATTCAGCGCAGGGTTTGTAACGCTCTCCAGTGCACATAGACCGCCGATTGTCAGCATTGGATTGAGCTTTGTGTCAAAAACCACCTGCCCTTTTTCCTGCGCCACCAGAGTGCTTGAATCAACTTTATCTTTGTTGCTGGCCGGATCGGTGTCTGGCGAGTTAGTCGGCACAGGCTTTTGCTGATTGCCAGCTGCCTGCGCACTACCCTTTGTGAATTGCGGGGTGTTGAGTAACCCGCTGCGGGCATTTACCACAGGAATATTGCCCGACGTTACCTCGCTGGATTTGAGGATGTGAACGTGCTCGTCTTTAATGAAGAAGCTTTCATCCGGCGAAAGCATGTCAGAGATGATTTTGCTTGAACTACCAACGAGCACCTTTGGCCTTATCAGCTGCTGCTGAGCTGTAACCGACCCCTTTTTTGTGTTCGGCATATCCAGCAAAACTGAATCAACCACCTGTTCTTTGCCGCGCACCGTACGGGATGTAAAAGCGTTGATATAATCATGCCCGCCATCTTCACATTCCAGGCTGACAATATGAATGGCGCCCTCCCGCTTAACTGCACCACTTTTTACCGACCCCTGAAAAACCTGACGCAGTTTGCCGTCATATCCAACCTCTAAACGCACCGGTATGTATTTAGGATCATCCTCGGCCTTTACGAGCTGCAGCCGGGTAGAAGGCTTGAGGCCGTTAATGGATACCGTCATTTTACCCAGCGACTTCTTATCTACCGATTCGAGTGCTTTGAAGGACACTGATATTGGGGGCTCAATCATTACTGCCTGGTTTTCGAGACCTACAGTAAGCCGGTAATCACGATAGAAAGTTTCCATTACGGTACGTCTCCACCACGTATCTGAATCATCTCTTCCGGCGTCACCATATACAGCTCAATGCGGCTGCTGGCAAAATCATCTGCCCTGTATGGATCAAGTCCGGAGTTATCGGTGCAAAGAAGCGCAATGTCGAAAGGCCAGTTCTTGTGCCGGAAGTGAAGCGTTCCGAGCGAGAGCTTAACGCCATCAATACGGTCACCTTGGTATTCCATTCTCATTTTCCACATCTCAACCGTCGGCAGGTGACGAAGAGTCATAACAGCCTCTCCCCGCTCGAACAGCAGAACGTGCCGCTGAATAGGCTCATCAGTTACATTGGAAATTTTATCCATGATTATTTACCGAAAATTGCATCACTTACCGCTTTCGCGATTGATTTTGACCCTTTGGACGCAGTTGAAGATGAGGAAGACTTTGAGTTATCCGCGGGTGTCTGAGTGCCTTTATTGGCAACAGCGGCTGTTTTCGCCTTAGCTGCCGGCGAAGGTGATTTAAACTGCTGCTCGATCGCTGTCGTCGTCAGCTGAGTGAAGTTGACCTTCGTGAACCCGGCCTGAAATTTAGTCTCCATTGTCTGGTTGTCCGTTGAAAAGACCAGACTGCTCAAAGCCATGTTTTCGTGCGTACGGTACTCAACCTCTACTGATACGAGCTGCTTGCCGTAATAGATAGCTTCAAGGAAGTCCACGAACTGCTCTCTGATTCCCTTTGCGCCGCCGGCCACAGGATTGCCGACCAGGCCAAATAGGTCAGCCCCTTTATCAGCCAGCCGCTTTGCCTCAAGTATCTTTTGCTCTGCCCGGTCAGCAATTTCATTGATTTTCTGAAGCTGCTGCTGTGTTTTCGAGGGGATGTACTCAATCACCTCTCCATAGCGGGAATAATCAGGAAGCAGGCTGAATGCTGCATTGGGCTTTGCATCAGCGTACACATCAGACACCGTGCCAGTGATTTGCACCTGCACCGGACCGTTGATGATGTCGTCAGAAGCATTACTGCCATCCTCCAGGACATCCACGGGAGCCTGAGAGGGATAAGTAACCGTATCTCCGACGCGGGCGAACAGAGAAAACCCCCCAATGCCAACCTTTTTAACTGTTGCCTTACCCGACTCTTGAGCCTTTGTGAAACCGTCGAGAATTCCCATTACCTGCCACCCCTTGAGAACATCCGGTTAGCATCCTTCATGCCCTGCTGCAGTCCTTCAGCCGCCGTGTTGCCGGCCACAACCGGATCTGACGTGTTGATGTGCATGGTATTGCTCTGGCTGACCTGCACGTTACTTACGTTGGCTGCCGGCGCGTAAGCAAGATTGCCATTCAGGCCCGGGTTGCCATACGGAATGCCATTCATGCCCCCGTACCCGCCACCAACCGGCACGACCGGCCTCTCCTGTGCTTCACCGAAACCAAAAAATGACTTTGTCGCATCCCATGCACCTGATGCAGCATTGCTGATTACATTTCCGATATAATCCCCAAGCCCGGCGAAAAGGTTTTTCGCCCAGTCAATGAAGGCTGTAAAAGGCTTCTTAAGCTGCTCGACGGTATTATCAAAAATCGTTACCACGTCTTTCCATGCGCCTCTGAAATCGCCAGTAAGGATCTTCCAGAGAGCGGAGAACATCAGCTTTATATTTGCTACCCCCGTCTTGAAGTAGTCAACGATGTAATCCACCACAATCATCACAGTGTCCTTGATGGCAAGAAGACCCGGAACAATGTCGATTCCCCAGTTATCTTTGAAGAAGTCAGCAATAACACTCTGCCCGCCTTCCATTGCAGTAAGCAGATCATCAATCACAAGCACAATGGCAACGATGGCGGCGGTTATGAGCACGACTGGTGAGAAGATAGTAGCCAGCACCGTACGCAAACCGACCGCAGCAATCCGCCAGGCGATAAAGCCAGCGGTGATGACAGCTACAATGGGAGCAAAGCGACGTACCATTCCCATAACTGCGAAGATGATCTCACCCAGGTGGCGCAACCCGTTTTGTATCAGCTCCTTGTTTGCGATAAGGAAATCAGTGAACCCCTCAACCAGCTCTTTAAGCACCGGTACGAAGCCGATCGCCACCTGAAACTTCAGCCCGTCGAACCCTTTACCCAGCGTGGTCAGCGAGTCGTTGTAATCAGCAAAAGCATCTGCCTGCTCCTGCGTAACGATACCCAGCGCCCGAGCCTTTTCCTGCATGCCTTCAATTTCGTTACCTGTCATCGAAAGCAGCTGAACCATGGAGCGGTCGATACCCATCTTATCCAGCACTGAGAACTTTTCTGCCTGGCTCATGCCGTGCAGCTTGTCAGCCAGCTCGCGGAATATGATGTCTGCGGTTTTCACCTGGCCGTTTAGGTCTTTGAATTGCAGGCCAAGACGGCTTGCGACATCCTTCGCCTCACCCTCTCCCGTTGAAACAAACTCCCCTACGCGCTTTGTCATCTCACCCAGAGAAGCCTGTAGCGCGTCAACGCTTGATCCGTTCACTTCGGCCGCATAACCCAGCGTCTGGATAGTTTCGATTGCGACACCAGACTCCCGGCTGAACTGTACAAGCGGGTCGATTGACTCGCTTACAGAGGTCACCCAGCCTGCTATACCTGCTGCAGATCCGGCAATCGCCGCGCCCAGCCCCGCAAGGAGGCCGATGGATGCTTTCAGATTGGCGTTGAAGTTTTCCTGCGGAGCCAGGTCGCCAACGAACCCGAATTTGGTGATCAGCTCATTGACTATCGCCATTCTTAGCATTCTCCATCTGGTAGTGCTGGATATCAGCGCTGATGTTCTCAAACTCAAGCATGTCAAACAGCTCGGGCGTATCCAGCTCGATCAGTTCTTTGTATGAACCGTACCCGGCCTTTGAAAGCGCCAGATACATGCTCATGTCGTCGCTTATGTTCGAGGATTTAACGTAAACTTCTGCGTTCCTGGAGCTTCTGAATGTGAGTTCATATTGCTCCCGGCCATAAAAGGCAGGCTGATAACCTGCAGCGCGGTAGTAATCAGGAGGATGTAGTCACCAGCAAAGTTCTCGAAGTGATCGGGCTGCTTTGAGAGCTGAACACCGTCGAAAAGGATGTAGTCGAACATCACGCGCTCAATTTCTTCGAAGCGCTCAGTATCGAGGAACTCCATGGACTGACGTGAAAGCTCGCCGGCAACACCGGTGAAGAAAGCGAACACCTTGCGACGCTTCTTATGCGTCATGCTGGCGAACTCGTAACGATTGCCGTTGATGTCTGCAAAGCCGTCATCGTAGACGGCCTTAATCATCTCCAGCGCTTTATTCTGCTGTTCTTTCGACATATCCGGCCTTATACGTTGCGCACGACGTTGCGGAACTCAATGGTGTATTCCATGAGTGCGTTAACGTCCTGGTTGTTTTTGGTTTGGGTAGGTTGCGTGGTTACTGAGCCGACCTGCAGATCGTACGTCTCTTTCAGAGCTGCGCCATCACGCACAAACGACTCTTTAATTGAGCCATTAAACACGACCGGGATAGCTGAGTTACGCTGCTGATTAAGCCAGACATCATCGTTTGAAAACTTCTGCACCCGGAACACCATGACATGCACGCCAGAATCGACGCGTTTGGAAATAGTGACACCATTTTGTGAGCTGTTTGCCCGGCTGGTCAGGGCGTTTGACGGCGTGAGCGTCAGGTAGTCACCTGATGCAATATCCGTGATGATCCGCCCGTTAAGCACGATTGTGGCGGTATCTGCACTAACAACAATCTGAGACATTTACCGCCCCTTATTTATTAAAGTTGATGATGATGTCTTCGCTGTGGATGGCGCCAGCGTTCTTCACCGCAATCTGCAGCACCGGAGATTTACGCTCCTGCCGGTCAGCTGTTGACTGGTCCGCAAGGTCGCCAGCCAGCACGTAGAAGCCGTTCTGCTCAATGTTGCGCATGAACATATCCCGATCGCCGAAGAAGTCCGGCAGCGTCCAGGTTCCTGGACTGAATACACCGGAACGGACAAAGCCACGTGTGGTTTTCTCTGCGCAGTCTTCAAGCTGGTCTACACCGTAATAGGTCTGAGGCACTTTGGTCGGGGTAGTTTTGAGCAGGTTGAATGAGTCGGTCTGTACCGCGTCAACATAGGCCATCAGGTTGTAGACGTTATCGACGAAGTCGTTAGCACCGCTGGTCAGCACGCATGGTACGTCTTTGATCGTGGTGTAGATGTCGAGGCCTACGCGCTTAGCTTTATCAATCTCTGTCTGCGAATAATCTTCTGCAGGCACATTCAGCGTTTTGAGGTGCAGAGTGATCGCCGTGCGCTCGCCGTTGAAGTTAACCGTGTGAGTGCGTGCCATGTAGCTTACGGCCAGCTTGCGGTTACCGGCTTTGCTGTAGAGCATGCGGAAGTTACTCTGGCTTGCCAGCGTTACGGCCCATGCAGGATTGAGCGGGTCCACCTGCAGCGCTTCGTCTCCGGTGAAGGTCTCATAGGCAATTACCGCATTTGCTTTCGCCCATGAAGCGACGAGAGGAATCTGCGCATCAAGAATTTTATCGATGAAAGCGACACCCTTGACGTTGACCTGAGCTTTCAGCGCGCTCAGTGCTTCCAACTGCGTTTCTGGCGCTACCGGCGCCGCTGCTCGCCCATCCGTTTTAACAGCGCCTGATCCGCTTGCGATCGCCAGCAGGTCACCGATAAACGTGCCTTCGGAAGCCGGTACAGCGTAACCCACGACTGACGCAGCCCCTGCAGTAGGGCTGGCAATAACAATGCGCGTGCCGTTGAATGACACAAGCGCCACTTCAGGTGTGATGGCCGCCTGAATCTGCGCCACAACGTCCGCGATGGTTGCCGCAGTAGAGCCGTCGATTCCGGTGACTTCATGCGCCGTGCCGTCAATATCGACACTGAACGACCAGTCATCAACCTGACGCAGAGCCGGTAGCACGGCGGCCTGTGAGATTTCCGCACCGCGCAGCAGGCCAGACGTGGCCGGCAGCGTTTCACCGGCGGCGTTCCAGAAGCCGATAATCAGCGTGCCACCTGCTGAAACAGGATTCGGTGAGGTGCCGAAAAACGTGTTGGCGAAAGCAGCGGTCACAGACGATGCGCCAAAGTTCTGCTCAACGGCTGATGGGGTTTTGTATGCTCTCCACCGTTCAGCAGTGCTCAGCACGCCAACCTGGCTTGTCATGATGGCGCAGACGTTGATGTTGTCGCGGGCGGCCGAGCGACCTTCCTCAAGGAGCGTCACGTTAATGACGTTGTTAATTGATGCCGGCATTTAATTGTCCTCTAGAAATTTAAACTGCGGCGTATCTATGCGCAGGGTCTGCACATCGCGAGCCGGGGCGTACTGGATGTTGAAGCTGAGGTGAACGCGGTTACCGTGCGACTGGCCCAGAAGCTGGCCGACGTCCGTGATGTTTGATACCGACATAATCGTCAGGCCATTTTTGCGCCGAAGCTCACAGCCTTTCTGGCTGCTGCTGAGCATCAGATACTCTTCTGCGTTTGCATAAGCGGCATCGCCATAGAACTCCAGCACAATGGCGTGACTGACCGCTGCGGTGTAACGCATCTCCTCTGTGACGCCGTTATATCGCTGGCCTCTGGCGAGCACTGACTGCGGCAGGCTGCCATTAACGACGATATATCCTCTGGAGAAGTCGGTAGCGATGATGTTCTGGCGGTCAAACTTTATGAGCTGCTCGTCATAACTCAGCAGGTCACGCACAAAGCGTGCCACGGCTATCAGGTGAGGTTGTTTCATGGTGTCGCCACCAGTAACGGGAGTTTGGTTTCCTCCGCAATGGCAGAGCAAAAGCCGTAGTCCATGAAGTCGCCGGGCGAAACGAACTTATAATCTCTGCCGCCCTTCTCGATGAGCTGACCTACATCGATCTCCATGCGCGCATGAATGAGCAGGTACTCTTTCGACCAGTCCAGGCTGTCCAGTATCAGGTTCTCTTTGTTAGCGTTCTGCACAACCGCAATGATGTCCTGCGCCGTGACTACGGTTACCGGCACAAAATCGACCGTGATCTCCGTTCTGGTTTTCAGCCTGACAGGCTGCTCCCAGCCAATGAGCGCATCGGTCATATCGAGATCGGATAAATCACTCACTGCGAACCTCCCATGTTATAGAGCCCCGCAGCTCGCCTGTGTCTATCAGCACCCCGGACGACCCTTTTGCTTTCTTAGTCGCTTCCTTGATGTCCGGCCACGTACCGTAACCGCCGGTTTCAAACGCCTTAACGCTGATATTGCGGGCAACGATGCCAATCAGGTTAAGAGCCGATACTGCATCTCTCTGACCGGCCCCTACACTGGCAACCTGACTTTCGATAGCCCGGTTAATTTCCGACTTCTTCAGGGTGAAGGGAGCGCGAAGAAAAGAACGCTCATCGATATGCTCTGTGCCGAATTCATGCGCAGCGCCCACCTCAATGACTGATACACCGCCTTCGTATTTCTTGCCTGCCACCTTCGATGCCGGCAGGCCCACAGCGACATGGTGAGACTTCATCGCCTGCAGGTTCTTCAGATACTCAGTTGTTGCCCTCAGCGTTTCTTCCGGTGTCATGCATCCCCCTCATCGAATCGCCAGCACATGCACGGCTACCAGTTTGCGCAGGCGGATGTATTCCTGACCGTACCCGCTGGATGCGTAGCCATCGTGATTTGAACTAAACCCGGCATCTGGAGATGAGTAGCTGACAGAAACGCCGGCAACCGATCTGCTGGCGATCGTCTTCATCGGATTACCGTTAGAGTTCCCGGAGGCTGTCAGCGCGCCAGACACAAAGAGCAGATGAGCCGCTAATGCAGCCTGACCCTGTTCATACAGGCGGCCCCACACTTTACGGCTCATCTGGTTTGCTGCATCTTCAAGGGCGCCGCTGATGCGGGCTGGTGCGGTGCTGGAGAATTCGGGGTAACGTTCAGTGAATTCCATGCTACCCCCTTCTTTTACTGCGGTGAGGACTTGTAATCCACGTACACAGCTGACTGCGGCTGCTTCCACATGGCGCCGCCGAACGCTGAGCGATAACCACACTCATACGTCAGCAGGTCACGCGCGCGAACTGGCAGCAGTTCCGGCATGTGAACTTCCAT